GGCCTTCAATCGATTTACCCCGCGCTCACCGTAGACCTGCAGCACCAACGACCGGATGTGCGGGTCACCGAAGGCCTTCAACGCATCGCAGCCCGCAATCATCTCGCCGAGTTTGTGGCGGAACGTCTCGAACTTGTCGTTGTACTGCGGGTCGTCCTGCTGGAACATCAATCGCGCGAGGATCGCATCCATCATGCGCAGCGCACCGATCGGGTCTTGCGAGATCTCATGGGCGGATTTCTCCGCATGCCGCATGTTCCACTCATCGCGCGCAGCATCAGCGGCCAATTGCTCGCGTGATTTTTTCGGCTTTTCACCCGGGGCGGGTCGCGACTGCTTGAGATCGAATAAACCGGTCCACTGGTTTGCGATCGATTGCTCGACGACCTCGTCCTGATCGTCACCGTACTTCGCTAACTTCAAAGCCGCGGCATGCAGGCTCGCAGGCTTCAGGGCTTTCTTGATCGAGATGCGATAGGCAACCCACCGCTCCCACACACCGACGTCGAGATTCGAGATAGTTTTCGGATCAAAGTCGCTCATAATTTTCTCCATTACCGATTTAATTTCAGATGATGCGGCTGTAACAACCGCGTGTTCTCAGGATCGTAGTCCGAAGGGTCGGCGAGTGTCCAGCCCTTGTCGTACATGATCCACCCATAAATTTCGATCCAACGTATTTCCGGCATAACCGGTTTGGCGACGAACAGCACAAGGCCCCTTCTCAACTGGTGCCGACGCAGTGCCGCGGTCTCTCGCGTGCGCAGTCGTCGCACTTCGATGTTTCGACCGACGTCAGGCAGATCTTTTCGTTGTGCGTGATCACCGACTTTCCACACATGCCCGGACCAATAGTTGTTCGTCCACTTCGCCACTGCCAACTCGCACGCAGCCGCAGCAACCTGAGCCGTCCGATCGTCTTCCATCCGCGACCGGTCGTAGTGCTGAGCATCACCTCGCGACCAGTTCTCAATGAACCGACGGGAACCAACGTGAGAAGCCCACTCGTATTCCCAAGGTTCCAGTTCAACGATCGGCCTAGACATTCCGTAGACGTACCTGTTCTTAGATCTTCAGATGACTATAAAAACTACTTGCTGGGAGCCTGAGCAAAGAGCCCCCTAACCCCATTGCACATGAGGCTAAAAGACTCTTCGCGACTTGCCGGTCGCCGTCGCGTACTGAGCCGCCAGACCGTGGTATCCGGTGTCTGGTCGATGACTTAACATCACATGGGAATTGCACCCACCCCGCCGGCAACAGATTTTCAACACCGTGTTGAGGGTGTTGCAGCCGCAAAATGACAAGGGGTGTTGACTTGAGTTAACGGAGTCTCTACTCTCCGCATCACTCTGCACTGCAATCCCAGAGTAGCGCCAAACTCTATGCGCCGCAAGCCCTCGGACCCACCCCCGGGGGCTTTTGCGTTATGGACCCTGCAAATCCAGCAACGTCCATCTAAGTCCATCAACGGCTATCGAACAAAATGCAACGCAATATGCATAGCGTTGTGTGTACCTATTTATTTTCGTCAGGGGTATTGCAACCGGCAGGAACCTCCCCTAGACTCTCCCCATACCTGATCACTATCTGCAATCGGAGAACTCAAATGCTCTACTTCCGCATCGTTAACAACCAACTCACCGCCACTGCGAACGAACTGACCGACAGTCAGCATCAGGACCCGACGTGGACCACCCGCCATGACATCGCGTCATACGAGCAGGCCCAGAAGATGGCCGAGCAGGCGACTGCCGTGTACGGCGAGACGTTCGTCGCGATCGACAACGGCACCTCACGCTGGCCGCGGTTCGACGTGCAGGCCCTGCCGAAGGTCGGCGATAAGGTTTCGTACGCGTTCAACGGCGACTATTACCCCGACGGCGAGGTGACGAAGATCACGGGCAAGGATCACCGCATCATCACTACGTCGAGCGGCCGCCGTTACTTCCGCAACCGTCTGACGGGTACGTGGCTGCAGGGCAAGATGTGGTATCTGGTGCCGGGCCACATTCAGCGCTGGAACCCTGAGTTCTGAGGCTGACCCCTTACCGGGCCGTCGGAGACGCTGTAATAGGCTCTCCGGCGGCTTTAGGGCCTCGATGCTGACCCGCTACCCTACTAAGGGGTGCCTGATGAAATCGGCTGATTTGCTTTCGCCGCGAACCAAGGATTTCCTTCCCGAGACGGGCCTCGCCAGAACCCTTTTTTGTTCGACCAGTCCTTGGCGAGCAGTTCATCGGTCGTCAGGCATCGACGATCGGTGTACGGGCCGACCCGATGCTGATCAAACGTGCGGGTCGTCGAAAACACCTCACCGCATCCGCGGCACTGGGATCGTTGTCCAGTCAATTTCATCGCGTGCCCTCGTTGTTCGTGCGCGTATGGCTGTCGATCATGTCCCGCCACTGATACCGCCTGAGGGGCGGCAAGCGACCGGAGCGAATCCACTTGATCACAGATGCAGGCGTGACGTTGAAAGCCCGGGCGATGTTCGCCTGCGAGCCATACCTGTCGAAAAGTGCCTGTATCTCCGGGGTCATGGGTGCGGAGTTTACCGCAGTAAACTGGGTGTTGACAGAGGCGGAAACTGCCGTGATTGAGAAACCGCTTGCATCCGTTGTTTACCGTGGTAAACTTTCCTGCATATCTAATATCGAGGTAACGCTATGAATGACGTCATCGAATTTGCAATCAAGTCCGGCCGCTGCTTCGAGTGCCGCGATGAACACCTCTACAAAGCGCGAGCGTCTCTGGTCGTTGATGAACGACGCCGGCACACCAAGTTGGCCCGCGACTACAACCGCATGGCCATCGGCTGGCTCAAACTCGCGAAGAAAGCGCTATGAACGAAGAATACGACGATGGCTGGCGCCAGCAAATGGAGTGCGAGCAGCAGCAGTGGGAAGACGCCATGGCTGCGGCACTTGACGAGCCGGCAAACGAGATCCCGAAACCTATCGAACTGAAACCCAACTGGGAGTGGTGACATGAAACGATCTGAACAGTGTGATGCGATCAGCAAGGCCCTCGCGGCCGCACAGGCCGAGATGAAGAATCCGTCCTTCGATTCGACCAATCCGCATTTCCGCAACAAGTTCGCGAGCCTTGCCGCGATCCGCAACGCCGTCGTCCCGGTGTTCGCCAAACACGGCCTGTCGGTCATGCAGGAACTGACGTCGGTCGAGGATGGCGTCGCGTGCCTGACGATCGTGCAGCACGAATCCGGTCAGTGGCTGGAGTTTGGCCCTTTCGTCATGCCCGTCTCGAAGTCAGATGCGCAGGGCTTCGGCAGCGCGAGCACGTACTGCAAACGCTACAGCCTGCAGTCGGTCGCTGCGATCGTGGGCGACGAAGACGACGACGGCAACGAAGCCGCCGCCAAACCGCCGCAGAAGTCCGCTAATGCGTCCGCCAAACATGCGTCTGCCATACAGGCCGCACTCGACAAGGTTCCTCAGTTGGACTCCGTAGAGGCCGTGTCAGCGTTCTATAAGTCGCTGCCGGCTGAAATCCGCGGTGACGTGGTCGATGCTTTGACTAAGCGCAAGAAAGAACTTGTGGAGGCACAGACATGACCGACCTACGCAAAGCCGCAGAGATGGCACTATCAGTCTTAGAGACAAACCGACTAACTGTTTTTTGGGAAACCAATAAGGATGGTCCTTTGGCGAATTACTCGCCGTATCTCATTAGGCTTGATCGGAACGACAGAGCCATCGCCGCCCTCCGCGCTGCCCTAAATGTAGGCGGCATACCGGAGCACGAAAGACAAGCCGTGTGTGCGGAGCACTATGCGAGTGAAAATGAAAAGCCTGTGGAACAGACAAAAGAATGGGCAACCATCAAAGAGGAATTTCATGAATGGTGGCACGAAGACGGTCTCGCTAAAAGCAATCCGTTTTACAGTTTTGACCCTGCTTATTGGGCATTTGAAGGATGGCACGCTTGTGCTACGAGAAAGCCAAATGCGCCGAAGCAACCAGATTCCTTTAACGAACTTGTTCGCAAGGTGAGAGAGATTTACGGCGATGCCATAATTTTAATTAATCAAGATGAACTCAACGTCATACACGTTAAGGAGCGAAACAAATGAACGAAGAAGAATTGGCGAATATGCAGATGAAAGTAGCAATTGAGGCGCAAAAACGTGCGAAGGCTTTTGCTAAGGGAGAGGCAATAGTGGAGCGTATCCAATATCCACAGCCAGAAATGGAACGAGAGAAAGACCAATGGAAGCATCGCAGTAAAAGTATGCGCTGCGTTACTTGTATGTGGTTCGTCAACAAAGAGCGCGATGCGGGCTTTGGCTCAATCGGCCGCTGCCGTCGCCATGCACCGACGATGAATGGATACCCGGTGGTTTATACGTCTGACTGGTGTGGCGATCATCGTATTGATGAAAACAAGGTAGAAACGCCATGACCCGCGACGACATCATATGGAAAGAGAATGTTTGCAGACCACCCAGAATTGTTGGGTATTGGAAAATAGGTGATTTGCAAGTTAGCGCCACTAAAAAACCAACTTGGTTTCATTGCACGATGACGCGTGTGTTGCTGGGCTGGGAATGGAGGGACAAGGTATGACCAGCAATAACGAAGAGTCGGCGTTTCCACGCAGCCGGCTTGGCAGTGATGCTGATGGCATGACCCTGCGCGATTACTTTGCAGCGAAGGCGATGCAGCAGCAAATTAATGGCCCACTAGATATCAGTAACAACGAGGCACATCGGGTGATTGCGGAAAGAGCATACCGATTGGCTGAAGCCATGTTGGAAGAACGGAAAAAAAGACGATGACCCGCGCAGAAATCAACAGCATGGCGAAAGAGGCGGGATGGACAAAGGCCGGGCGCGACATGGAGTACCCGGCATTGACCGATCGCCTTGAGCGCTTCATTACCCTTTACGAAGGTCGACTTGTTGAGCGTGGCTGGCGGCAGTGCGCTGAAGGGCAGACTACGACGCAGTATTGTGGGCTGTTAGAACTAGCAGTGACAGCCGAGCGGGAAGCGTGTGCTGAACTTTGCGAAAGCATTACTTGGAGCGCGGAAGGACAATTCTTTGCCAAAGCCATCCGTGCGAGGGGAGAACAATGACTGATCAACGTACACCGGAGTGGTTCGCCAAGCGCGTCGGAAAAGTGACGGCGAGTCGCGTGGCTGACGTGATGGCCAAAACGAAGACCGGCTACTCGGCGTCCCGCGCGTCGTACATGGCTGACCTCGTCGTCGAAGCGATGACTGGCAAACCAAAGCCGCGGGGATTCGAAACCGACGCGATGAGACGTGGCACGGAAATCGAGCCGCTCGCCCGCGACCGCTACAGCGCGCACACCGGCAACCTCGTCGACCAGATCGACTTCGTAGATCACCCGACGATCGCGAGCGCAGGCTGCAGCCCAGACGGCTTGATCGACGACGACATGATCGTGGAATTCAAGGCGCCTGAGACGCACACCCACTTCGACTACATCGAGTCGCGCACCGTGCCGGCCCGGTACATGGCGCAGATCCAGTTCCAACTGGCTTGCACCGGCCGTAAGCGCGCGGACTTCGTGTCGTTCGACGATCGCGTGCCAGAGCACCTGCAACTGCTCATCATTCCGGTCGAGCGTGATGACAAGTACATCGCCGAGATGGAGCGCGAGATCGTCAAGTTCCTCGAAGAGCGTGATGCGAAAGTTAAATTCCTGAAGGAGGTATCGCTGTGAGTTATCAGAAGAAAGAGTACAAGCCGCTCGAACTAAAGTCGGGCACCGGTAAGTTGTTTAAGAACAAAGATCCGAAAGGCGAAATGTCGCCGCATTTTATGGGAGAGATTGAAATCCCTGCGGATATGGTTGGACGCGCCAAAATTTCTCTGTGGAAGAAAACGTCGGAAGCCGGCAACACGTATCTGTCGGTGTCGCTGTGGAAACCAAACGGCGATAAAGGCGCGCGCCCGGCCCCAAAGAAGCCGGCCCCGCAACAGAGTGACGATCCTGAGTTCAACGACGACATCCCGTTCTAATGGCACGCGTACGTAAGCAGCGCATTCTCCACAAGGGCATGGGTCCGAAGGAGATGCAGACGGCAATTGCCAAGTTCGTCGAGGAAATCGACGCAGAGAAGGCTTGGCGGTTGACCGTCGAAGAGTTGAGTTCGACGCGCAGCACGGCGCAGAACTCATTCCTCTGGGGGGTCTGCTATCCCGCGATCCTCGAAGGTGGTGCAGACGCCCTGCAGGGATGGCAGGCAACCGACCTGCATGAGTTCTTCTTGGGAGAAATGTGGGGTTGGGAGACCGTCGAGGGCTTTGGCCGCAAGCGTATGCGTCCCGTGCGGCGGTCCTCGACTATGACAAAAACAGAATTCGCTGACTACATTTCTTTTATCGAGCAAAGGGCTTTAGATATGGGGATTGTGATCCCTGAGCCGTTATCCATTGGAGACTGAAATGCGTAAGTTATTTTTATTGTTCGCTGCATTTTGTTCGGTAGCCGTCGCGCAGTCGGTGCCGACCGTGATTGGCTTTATCCCGAATCGAGCCGCTGGTCAGATTACTTTGACCAGCGAGACGTGCAAGGGATCGACAGACGAGCGCTTCGTGTTCGTCAAAGACGATGGCGGCAAACTGTCACTGACAGGCTGCTGGAAGATGATCGACAGCGACGTGATCGTGCGTTGGTCCGACGGTGACGTGTACTCGTACGACGTGGGCATGGTCGTCTTCACGCCTGCGTTCAACGAGTGGTACAAAAACCGCAACCAGCCGGTGTACTGATGCGAATCGATCTGCGCAAAGAGGCGAAGGGCAGAGGCTGCATGGTGCGCCTGCCAAACGTGTGCAACCACAATTCCGAGACGGTAGTGCTTGCGCACGTCCGCCTGCCCGGGGTGAGTGGCATGGGAATTAAAGCCGCCTCGGATCTGATTGGAGCGTGGGCGTGCTCCTCATGCCATGACGCCATCGACCGCCGCGCGCATATGGATTTGGACCGCGATTACGTGCGCCTCGCCCATTTCGAGGGCATGGCTCGCACGATCGCTCAACTCGCCAAAGAGGGAAAGATTTGACCTGTCGCAGTTGCCGCTGGTCTGTGTCGAAAGACAAGAAACTGCACTGCCTGTTTTGGGACAGTGCGGCAGACAGACGCTGCGACTTTTTTGTGTATGAACCCGGAACCGATGAGGTAATTCTATGAGACAAGTTGACGCTATCCGATCATTCCTCCTCGAAGGTAATTCACTGACTCCGCTCGATGCCCTTGAGAAGTTTGGCTGCTTCCGTCTGGCTGCACGCATAGACGATTTGCGCCAAGAGGGCCTCGACATCGAAACTATAAAGGAGCGCCAGAACGGTAAGTCGTACGCGCGCTATAGGTTGAGAGACAAGCAGGGGAGTCTGTTCTGATGTCAGAAGATGAAATCAAGCGCCGCGAGCGCGAACTGTACGCCGAACTTCGCACGCTTATGCAGAAGGTCGGGCGCGTAAACAAGGAACTCGGTGACCTGCAGCGCGGAGTTTGCCCGCCGCAGCGCAACGACGAGAACTGGGTGCCGCCCTTCCTGCGCACCGCTACATCTCGAACGGTGGTTAATTTTCGCCGGAGAAAGACCGCATGATCACGAAGGATGACATGGACGAGTATTGGGATAGCATGTCCCATACATCTAGCGAATATCGGGAGGAGATCCGGTCGCTTCGTGGTCGAATTGCTGAATATTTACGAGAGATTGATGCGCTCAAAACGGAAAAGCATTCGATCGCCGCGGACTGGATTAAGGCACAAGATGAAATCCAAATGCTCAGAGAACAAATTGCCAGCCTCTTACGACGATGACGAGTACCAAGAGATCATCGCTGCGCTGAGATTGATATCGGCCGACATGGTGATGGCGGTCGATGAGGGAAGTTATCTGCATATTGGCGGCATTGCCGCGGCATGTATTCGGCATCTGGAATTTATGAAACAAACTATCGAGGATATGGAATCAAATCATGGTGATACTAGGCATTGATCCGGGCCTCAACGGGGCCATGGCGTATTACGAAACCGACATCGACGTGCTGGTCGTTATGGACATGCCGACGGTCGAGGTCACCCGCAACGGCAAAAACAAACGCGAGGTCAGCCCTGCGCTGCTCGCGGATCTGATCGCTGGCCGAGGCATCAAGAAGGCCTACATGGAGCGCGTCTCGGCGATGCCCGGGCAGGGCGTCTCCAGCATGTTCTCGTTTGGCCGATCGGTCGGCGTTATCGAGGGCGTGCTGGCCGCTTACGAGATCCCGGTGACCCACGTCACCCCGCAGGCATGGATGAAGGCCATGGGCATCCGGGCGGGCAAGGATGGCTCCCGGGAACGCGCCATGCAGTTGTTCCCCCAATACTCAACTATGTTCTCGCGTAAAAAGGACGACGGCCGCTCAGACGCCGCGCTAATCGCCAAGTACGGATCTACCCTATAATCTGCTGCTTTATCGCTTATCGAGGCTTATATGCGTTTCCAGATCACTATGAACATGCCAAGCCGGGCGGGGAACCCGGTGCACCAAATCATCTGCGACTACGATGCGGAAGGGTTGGCGGAGTTCGTCGACGACCTGCAGGAGTCAGGGATCATGGTCGTGCGCGAGATCTACAAGGACGGCGAGTCGGGCCAGTATTACCAAGTCGGCGAGGTCGCGGTTAATTCGCGCTGGGTCGGCAAGGTCAAGGTTTTTACTTAAGTCCCGACAGGTAAAGCGCGCGCTCATCTCGACGACGCTTCACAAGGCCGGGCAGGACGCGACCACCGGCCTTCGTCCATTTCATAAACT